TCCAGGTAATTGTCCCAAGCTGCCGTCGCGCCCTTCGTCCAATCGCCCTGGGCGGCTTCCACATCCGCGTAGTTCTGCCGGATCTGGTCAGTCGCCGCCTTGTTCGCATCGGCGAGCGCCTGAGATTTACGCTTGAACTCTTCCTCCGACATGTTCCGCGACGGGTCGGACTTCTGGTTGGCCAACTCCAGGGACTGCTGAGCAAACCGGTCTTGCTGGCTGTTCAGCTCGCCGCTGAGTGCATTTTGGCGATCACCCTGGCCCACGCCGAGGACTGCGCGCTGGCCAGCCAATTCAAGTGCCCGCTGCTGCTGCCCCAGCGCCTGGATGTAGGTGCTGATCGCACGCTCCTGCTTGGCAAGGCGCCCGGCCTCATTGGTGGCCAACACTTCAAGCTGGCTGTCGGCATCCTTCTGTGCCTTGACCATCCCTGCGCGTGCGTCAGCGATCTTCTGGTCAAGCTGGATGCTTTGCGCGGCCGACGTAGTCTTCTTGCCCTTGGCGGCTTCCAGAGCGGTGATTTCCGCCTCGTAGGCTGCCGTCACCTGATCGCGCTCGTTGCCGATCAGGGCCTGGCGACGCAGCAGGTAGTCAGCCTCGGATACCAGTCCGGCCTTCTGCGCCGCGTCCAGTTCCTTCTGGTAGTTTTTGTAGTCCGCGGCGATGGCCGCCAGGTTGTTCTTGGCGTCGTTGAAGCCGGTCAGGTCGACCTGGGTACCGACAGTCTTAGGGTCTTTGAACTTGTCGTTGATGTTGGAGATGTTTTTGTCGACCGTTGCCTGATCAAGGCGAGAGTCTTTCGGGTCGACCTTGCGGATGTCTTCGAGCTGCTGCTTGTACTCCTTGATTGCCTCGGTGCGCTTCTGCTCATTCGTCCACGACGATTTGGTCAGGATGTCGATTTTGGCCATGGACGACACTGCGTCGCCCTGCGCCTTCGCCTGCTCGCCTTCCCACTTGGCGATATCCGCCTGAGCGGCTTTCTCATCCTCCAGCATGTTCAGGCGGTTTTGCCGGAACTCTATCAAAGCATCCTTGGACTTTTGGTTCTGAAATAACCCGTCCATGTTCTGGGCTTCGAGAAGCCCGGCTTTCGCGGTCTCGATATCCGAGTTGATGTCGCGGCGCCCGGCGTTCTTCAGTCCATCCGCCGCCTTGGCAACAGCGTTATACGCCCGCTCCCAAAAGCTCAGGTTTTCCAGAATCTTCGGGGTGCGCTCGTTGATCGCGTCAGCGTAAGACTCGGTCGCCAGTTTCACGGCGCCGGCGTGGTCGCCCTGCTCTTCCAGTGCAGCAATCTGCGAGTAAACCGAGGCAGTCAGATAGTGGTACTGGTCGTTCAGCGCGGCGGACGCCTTGACCGGGTCGTCGGCCAGCTTCGCGAACTCGGCGACCGTCTCGCTCACCGCCTTGCCCGTGGCTTCCTGCATCGACACAGCGGCCTGGGTGATGCCAGTGAAGCTCTCGCCAGCGATCTTGCCGTTGTCGGCCAGCAGCGCGAGAACCGCAGCAGCCTGGCCGGTGGTGCCCACGGTTGCGCTGACCTGCCGCGCCATGTCGCCCAACTGCTCTGCGCTAACTCCAGCATAGTTGCCGGTGAGGATCAGTGATTTGTTGTACTTGTCCTGCTCTTCGCTGCCTTTGTAGTAGGCGACCCCAAGAGCGGCGACAGCGCCTGTCGCAAGGGCAATAGGCGCCAGCATGGCCAATAGGCCGGCGGCCGATGCGCCAGCACCTGCGCCAAGCTGAAGAACAGCACGAACACCGCTCCCCCAGTCACCAGAAGACAGCGCGTTGCCAAGCTGCGTAACGTTTTCCTGCGCCTGGCGGGTGCCGAGGCGCAGCTTGTCGAAACCGGTGGCGGTTTTTTCGAGCTTGGCATAGTCCTTGTCGATATTGCCCAGGGCTTTGTTGTAGTCGTCCTGACTCAGGCGCCCCTCGTCCAGGTGCTTGCCCAGTTGCTCAACTTGAGTGTCGAGTTTCGCCAGCGCCGCGCGGGCCGGGTCAATTGCCCCCAGCAAGCTGTTGAGAGCTTTTTGCTCATCCAGAGCGGACTTGGCCAGGGCCACCTGCTGCTTGTCGAGCTGCGCGGAGATCTTCGCCGCTTCTGCCTCGCCATAGGCGCCGGTTTTGGTCAGCTTGGCGAGAGCATCACGCAGCTTTGCCAGGTCCTGGGTAGTTTTGGCACTGGTGGACAGCGACTTTTCCAGCGCCTCCATTTCGTTCATCAGCGAGACGGCGGACTGCTCGGCCCGGCCGCCAGCCTTCGCCATCTCATCCAGGCTTGTTTTGGCCTGGATCGCATCGGCCGAGTCGATCTTGACGCCGAGTTCTGCAATGTTCATCGACTCACCTTGAATAAGTGCCCGTGGTTACGGGCTGTTTGCCCTTTCCTCCGCCATGACGCGCAGGGCTTCGCCTTCCAGCACCTGAAGGTCAGGGAAGATTTCAGCGAGTTTCTTTTTCTTGATGCCGAGAAATCCGGCCACGTCGCGGATGCTGCTGTAGTCGAGACCGATCGCGCCGCCGGTGCCAGCCCGCCACTGAGTGGACATCCTGTTGAACAGGAGGAAGGCCGGCCAGTTGCAGGGCCAGACCTCGACATCTTCCTCATCGAGGTCGGCAGCCGTCAGCCCGAGAGCAGCCAATTGCTCAGCAGATTGGCCGCTTCCGTACATTGCTTTGGCTGCCGCTATCAGTTTCCCAGGCGAGCCTGGCTGAATGCGCTCTGATAGGCGCTCACGACCGCTTCGGCGGTGCCATAACAGGACTTAACAAGGGCCTGGATGCTCTTGTCGTCAAACTTGTCATCGAACCCCCACCCAACGACGAGATCCTTGATTTGCTGCACCTGAAGCTCGGTCTCGGCAGAAACGACATCGGACAAAGTGGTGGCTTCGCCGAAGCTCTCGCGCATCTGCTTTCCCTTTGCGCTCCACTCATCGAACAAGGCAGCAAGCCCCGGGCGATCCCGATACTTGAAGGTGAACTCGATTTTCTCGGGTTCCTCTCCAACAATTGGGATCAGCACGAATGCCTTGAATGTAGGGTTCTGGGCGATCCTGATCTTTGCCATGGGAAATCCTTATGCGCCAGCCAAATAACGGAGCGAACGAGCGGAAAGCCCGATGCTGATGGTGCGCGTCATGACGTTGTTGCGCTCCATGGTTGGGTCAGGGGTAATGCTCACATAGCCCGGGTAGAGAATCTGGTCACCGTTACGCAACTTCATGCGGACCACCGCCAGTTCCTTGGTGTCGTCGTATCCTTCGACGGTTTCGACGTACTGAGCTGTTGGCTGGTCCTCCACCACGATGGTGATCGTGGTCGGATTGCGGTTTGTCGGGAACTGTTTGTCGTCGTCATCTTCCAGGTAGCCGACGGTTTGGTACTGCTGCTCGCCGCCAGAAGATGTGAAAGACGTGACCTTCGAGATCTGCGTCCAGCCGGACACCGGGATCACAGAGCCAGCGCCTGCGCCCACGGTGTACTTGTCGGTATTGGTGGTGTTGAGACCGGCCAGAGCGAAAGCATCAGCAGTAATGCCGGAAGCCTTTACTGCGCGGTCGTTGATCAGCGCCCAACCAGAATTGATCAGCAGGACGTCGCCGTTTTCAATGCTGTGCCCTACAGACGCAGCGACTGGCGATTTCGCATTGGTCAATGCGGTGAAAGCGACTGCGGAGCCCATAACGCTGGCAATCTCCAGCACAGCGCCGTTCGGCAGCGGGAAGCGTGCGGCCATGGTGTATTTCCTCTTGAGTGCCCGCCTGACGGCGGTAGGTTATGCCCCAGCGGGCGGTTGGTCTGCGACACCCAGATAGGTGAAGCTGGCCGGGACCGTGTAGGTCGCCGACTCTGTGATAGTTGGTCCCTGATCTACTGGCTCAGTGATCAGGCCATCGAAACCGTTACGGGTCAGAGGTGTGTCGACGCGGAACAGCCGGGTCAATTCGTCAATAAGCGTCTCGGCGGTGGCCAAAGCCTGGCCGGACGGACAAACGATGCTGACCTGATAAACACCGGCGTACTCGTAGGCCTCCCCGCCGAGATAGCGGCAGGTGGTGCTGGCTGGAAGTTGAAAGGCTCGGAGGTAGGTTTCAGAAGAACCCGGAGTGAACGGTTGATTTGGGTAGGCCACCCTTATCGGGCGCGCAGCCGCCCATGCGGCCAGCTTCGTTTCGATGGACTGACGGGCGCGTGCGTGACTCATACTTGGTTGTTCCTGATGGCCTCCAGCACGATCTGCTGAAAGCGAGCCACAGTTACCCGAACCATGCCGCCGGGGGCCTGGGTTGAGTGGCCGAACTCCAGCGGGATCGCGTAGGGCAAGTTGTTGATGATGTAGGCCATTTGGCCAGCGGTGAAATCATTCATCGCGGCAACCATTGCAGCGGTGGTTTCGGCGCCGCTCGGGTCAACCTCATCAAAGGTGACGCTCTCTACCACGCCAAGCGATATGTGCCAGTTCGCCCGGAACCGGCCGCCGACGTAGCCTTCGGGCGCTTTAATGTCCATGCCGTCGTTGAGCTTGCGGCCCTTCTTGAGTCT